GTTGTGCTACGATACCAGTTGCTAAAGTGTTGTTTCCATTAGCCATTTGAAATCCATTGTAAGAAGCCCTTACTACTTCGGAAATTGTAAACAACTCCCAAAACATATCAGCGTTCATTAACAATTTACGTCCTAAACGAGGCACATTGTCTTTATCTAATTTTTTAGCTAAGTTAGCAACGTCAGCTAAAGTAACCATTTTACGAGTACCAGTTGCTCCTGGTGCTAAAGACGAACCAGCTGAACCAGTTGTAACTACTACGTTTGCTGCACCAGTTGGTGCCCATGAATAAGCTACTTGAGTACCGATAGCATCTACTAAAGTAGAGATTTGCTGTCCGATAACTGAATTTTTCTTATCATAAGAAACTTGCAAAGCGTCAATGTTAGTTACAATAGTAGGTAACAAAGCGTATTGGTTCATTAAGTAAGTTCTATCAGTATCGACACGTGGTGCGATAGCTAATGGTAATGAAGTAGGGTTGGTTACAACAGTTGGATTAACTCCCGATTGTGGGATATGAACAGTACCAAATGCTACATAAGCTGAATGGTCGGTTGAATATTGTAAAAATGCTGCGTCTTGGTTAAGGGTTTCAATTACTTGGTTTACCCATATTTCTTTAATTATTGCCATGATTTTTTAGTTTTTGTTTTTTAGTTATTAGTCAATTTGAATTTTTGCTCCCATTGGTAAAAAGATAGTTCCGTCAAACCAAAATGATTGACACCATGTTTTACCAGCTACACCAGTTACAACTGGAGCGTCGATACCAGTACCGAATGTGAAAGTTTCTGTTGCTGTTGTTTTTACTTTTAAATTTAAAATAGCTCCAGCTTTTAATTCGCTAGATAAAGTTAAATTCAAAGTTGCGTTACCAGTTAGTGTAGGTAATTCTACAACACCTGTTAATTGTGAAGATATAGTAGCCGCTGTTGTTCCTGTAGCTTCTATAACTAGAGCATCTGCCGCTCCGAATGGATAATTTACTGCCATGATTTATTTTTTTATAGGGTTGTTTTTAAAGTTTTTAATAGTTCATTAAATTGTTCAGGAAAAGAATTTTGCATATCTAATAATCCTTTTTCGTCGTTCTTGCTCCACTCTGCAAAAGACCATTTAGAGCGGTCCTCAACGTCACCACTTTTGTTTTCGATATTAAAATCAAAAACTTTGTTAGTGTTGTTTTTAACTACGCTAATTTTAGAAAACATATTTTCAACTGTTTTGAAATCTGAAATTGCTAAGGAAACAAGTCCTTCAACTTCTTCTTCGCTACATTTTCCAGCCTCTTTATTAGAGTTAACCAATTCAATAGCTTTGTTTTTCAACTGTTCAGCTTCGTTTTCTTTTGCTGCTTTTTCAGCATCTTCAAACACTTTCAATCTCTCATTTAAAGAAAGAATTTCAGCATCTTTAGAAGCAAGTTCAGCATCTTTTTTCTCAATCTCAACAATAACTTCTTCTTCTGAAGCCTCGTTTTTCAATTTCAAAAAGTTTACTACTTTGTCCATTGTTGTTTTTTTAGGGTTAATTAATTTATTGTATACTAATGCCATATTGTATAGGCTTTCAGTCTTTTTAATCTTTACTTTTTTTCCACTTGAAATAACCTCGTCAACTAGTCCCATGTCCATACACTCTTTTGCGCTTAACCATGTTTCCGCATCCATCATTTTACTAATCTCTTCGCTTTCTTTAGAGGTACGATTTGATAATATAGTAACAAGTGTATCTTTTACTAAAGCAGTAACAGCCGCATCGTTTCCACCACTTGGATTATGCAACATTAAAGTACCGTAATCCATCATAGAACATTTTTTACCAGCCATTGCAATAACGCCCGATATACTAGCTGCTAACCCATCAATATAAGTGTTGCAAGGCACTTTACTATTAAGTATTGAACTTACGATACTATACCCATCTAATACACTTCCGCCAATTGAATTAATGCGTACCGAAATTGATTTACAGTTGTTTTGTAAGTATTGCATTTCACTAGCAAACAAGCTACCAGAGATACCATAAGTTACATTTCCGTTTTCATCAGTTGAATCGCCAATTTGAGAATACAATAAGATTGTACCCTCGTTTTCAGAAACATTTTTTATGTACTTAAAATTTTCGATAAGCAAAAATAATTAAGTAATTTTTTCTATATTTGCATTTGTTACAAAATATAACTATGGCAGAAAAATCGTTACAAAATCTAATTAAGAAAAAAGAGGCGTTCGCCATGAAAGTAACCACTAAAATATGTGGTACTACAAAAGAACTTTTCGTAAAAGATTGCATCGACAAAGATTGTTTGGAGACAAATGCTGCTAAAAGCATCTTAGATATTTACTATACTATAGCTCCTTTAATTCCAAATAATCAATACATGGAATTTATAGAAATTAAAAGATACATTACAGAAAACATTAAGTTTAAATAGTAAAGCCCTCACGAATGAAGGCTCTACAAAGGATAGCAAGTAGTCAAACTGCTATCTAATCCGTGTAAAAATTAACGCCATCTAATCCGACTAAAGTGGTAGTGGAGCCAGCTACATTTGTAGCATCCATTGTTATATCTCCGCCTGTTGCAATAGATATTTCGCAACTTTTAATAACAGTACTATCATTTAAGTAAACGATAAACGCCATGTTTTGAGAAGGTCTGTAACCAACTGGCAAATTAGTCATTACGCTACTTGTAATAGCTCCACTCTTTGTAAATATACCTCTTAAAGATACTAAACCGTTTGCGGCTTTAGAATATTTTGGCGTGTTTGCCGTTGCAGTCCATGAGTTCAAAAAAGACGTAATAGCGGTTGTTGTTGGTGCTGCTATGTTTACAATGTCGGCAATAGCAAACAATGCGCCTGTGCCACTTACTTGGTAAGTCAAATACCTGTTATTATGCACGTTTCTATTAACAGCATCAGTAAATAATAAAGGGTCGGCGATTGGGTCAGGAGTTGTATCTACAATAGCGTAAGGGTCGCTAGCTGTATTTTCAGTCATAACATAAAGTTCACCATTAAAGAATACAACGCCATCACTTGTAAAGCCTGTATTTGAGTCCGAACTAAATAAATATGGTACGGTTGTTGAATACGTCCGTCCGCTGTTTTGAATTACACTTTTACAAATAGCGTAAACCATTTGTGAATTTCCGTCTTGTAAAAACTTTAATGATAAGCCTGTAAAAGGCTGTTGAATTGAAGGGTCTACAATTTGTGATACGTCTATTTTTCTCATGTTAGTATGCTATTACGTTATAAATTAATCCGGATAAATTATATTTGTCTGCAAAAAATCTTATTGCATTTTCTCTATTTGTTGTATTAGTCCCCAATGCTGTAAATATAGCCACTGGTACGTAAATTGTGTAATCGTATGCGCTTGACGTGTAAGTATAAGCGTTACCTAAATAGCTTATTTGATTAATGCTATTTGTCGGCATTGAACTACTTAAGTTTCCTACGTTACCCATTATAAATGGGGTTTCAAATGTTATTTGATTATCAATGTATATTTGGTCCCCAACGGTAGGCACTAAAAAGAATTTATTTAAAGCGTATTCAAATAAAAGTTTTTGAGCGTTGTATTTTATCCTTTCGTCGCATCCAATAAACACATCATTTATTTTAATCCAATTAGTAGTGTTTACTGGGTCTATACCTGTTGACGTTGCAACTATTAATTCATAAATTGATTTATCAATGTACATAACTTTGTCGCCAAATACATAAGTAGTGCCACTTGAATAATCAGTATAAACATTACCTATTTTATAGTCTAAAAAATTAATATCAAATAAATTACTTATTGGTTTTAATAACACTTTAAGCCATGCAAGCAACTTAACTCTCCTTAATTTAGGAGGCGTTAATTGCTCGCTTACATAGGTTGTATCAATTTGGTAAATACTCATTCTATTGTGCTATAAAAGTTATCTTATCAACAAATGTACTACCTGCCGTTGTTTCTTCTTCTACATAACCAGCGTATGTCGGATAAGTAGTTATAATGCTTGTGTTGTTATTTATTAAATAAGTTTTTGAAGCAAACGGTGTAGCGTCCGCCCTTATAGCAACATCAACTAAAAGTAAATCAGTAACACCAACAACATTTTGTATAGCGTCTGTTAATCCTAATATGCTTACACTACCATTAAATGGGATGTTTGCTAAATAATTATTTATCGCTAATATAACTTCATCGCTAATTGTTAAGGCGTACTGTCCATTGTAATAAATGTTTGCTTTAATATAAATCTTATCGCTATCATAAGAGTTAACTGTATATCTTATCCCTGCAAATGATAAATCACTTACATATCCAATCAAAGAGTTTTTTTCTGTTAATGTTAATGGTACTGGAGGCTCACTTTTAGCTACTTTTATTATAACCTCTTTTACAGGGCTTGTAACTACTGCACATCTTGTTACTATTCTTAACGAAGCATCCACGACTGGATAATTAACAGCGAAATTACTATCAACTTCTAAAACCTGTGGCGTTACAGAATCATATTGAAAATCTAATACTTTTTTTTGTAACCATTTACTAGAGCCAACTGGAGCAGACGCTACAATTGTTTCCAAATCTACTTTATATAAGTCCCATAACTGCTCTACATAATTAATCACAGCAGATGTTATAAATTTCCACAACGTGTAAATAGCTGTTTGTGACGTGCTATTTAGTGACGTTAAATCTGTTTGTGACGCTTGTTCTGCGTCCATTGTTGCTTGTATAGTTGCTATTGAACGTGCCATCTTATAAATCTATTGTACCGTTTATTGTTAAGTCTGTAATTGTTGCATCTGTATTCGGGCGTGTGTCACCTTCAAAATCTTTGCCAGTTACTTTAAATCTAATTTGGTAATCCTGTATATTATCGTGGTCAAAGTTTTGAGTGTCGCTTTCCCTACTTAAAATAGAAAACATTTTACTAGCAGGATTAAAATTACCTAGCTTTACAAATACTTGTTGCTTTATATCCAAAACGTCCGCATCATCTGTTTTATAACTTTCAAAACCTAAATGAACACACACTACAAAGTCGTACTGTTGAACGCCATTAAGTAAATCCCTACATTCTGTTGGCTCAAACTCAATCAAAGCACATGGATATTGAAACGCCTCGTTTACATCTTCACGTTCAAATTGATTATTCCATAAGCGCACATACTTAATGCCATTAATAGCCTCAAGTTCTGCCCTTAATTCTGTGTATAATGATTTTAAACTCATTTAAATATTTTTCTTATTTTTCCGCCAATTCTTTTTTCTATTTTACGAGCCAAAACACTTGAATAGCCTACAAATTGGCGTTTAGGCATTTTTATTCTATGCGCTCCTATTGTAACATCTTGTTGAAAGTTTGATTTTTTAGCTTTACTAAATCTACTTCTACCATCTTTACTTATTTTAAAATTCAAAGTCCTACTGCTTTCTTTTTTCTTAATAGTCAATCCTTCATTATGCGTTTTAGCGTATGGAACGTTAGAGCTAATGGTTACGGAATATCTAAAGTTTTTTCTAGCTACTAAAGACCTTCTTAATCTACCAGTTTGTGTTAAAATACCTCTTTCGTTTTTTCTTTTACGACCTCTATCTCTAGTTGACCTTTTTTGCCATTTAACAAGTCCATCATCTGTAAATCCTTCGTCTCTAAAAGACTTCTTATAATGATTAATAGCCATTGCTCCCATTATTGTAACCAAATCTTTTACCTCTTTAGAAACATCTAAAGCATCTTTTATTATTTTCTTTGCTTCGTTAAATCTCATGTGGCATCGGCATTCCAAAATTATTTTTAGCAAATTGTTTATCTTTAGGCGCTATGTCAAAGTATGGGTGCTTTTTGCTAAACACTACTTTCTCTTTACCGGCATTAAATCTAAACTCATCAGGCACGTTTTCAACTACTAAATTTTTAGTGTCTGTAACAACGCCTTCGTCCAATTGAATGACATCACACCTACAATTCCATCCATTAGGCGGCATAAACTTATCCCAAAACGGGTCATTTACTTTCTTTATAATGTTATCCAAACTAGCGTGTTCAGGTCTTACTCGTCCATCGCCAGCCGTTTGATATTGTAAGTAAGGCAAAGCACCTTTGTCCCTTTCTATATCCATCCACTGGCTAGCTGTTCTACTTTGTGCTATCGCGCTGTTATACTCTGCGTTTAAATAACTTTTATTATAATCGTTATAAATACCATCAACTTTCTTTTTAAACTCGTTAAACGGAACTATTTTACCATTCTCGGTTAAAAAGCTACTCATTTGCCTAACTTGTTGATACTGCTTTGCACCGCTAAAAATATAAACATTATCTCTTAACGCTGCTAACATTTGGTAATCATCACTAAGATAAAGAACGCTGTCAATGTTTTTCCCAAAACCTTCATAAACTCCGTCCGTTAAACGTTTTGCTACTTTTAAATAAGTATCAAGGTCTAAATTTGTAACGCTTATTAATCCACGATAAATACCCTCTATAAACCTATCTATCTCATCGTTATTGAATAAATCAGGCTCGACATTAACTATCTCGCAAAATCGGCACATTATTTATAAAATTCCTCTAACTTATTCTTTACTTTAGCGATACTATTATCGCTTGCAATAGCTTTAGCCTCAACTGGCGTGCCATAAGTTTTTTCAATGTAATCAGCAGGTATATCGTAATATTTCAATAACTCCAAATCAATTTTAGATTTTTCAACTAAACTTAATTCATCGTCTTCAACAGTTTCAATTTTTGCCCCATTAAACTTTATACCCAACCCTTCAAGCATTGGTATTAACTGGTAATTCAAAACATTCTCAATAAAATGTTCGTCGTTCTCACCGTATTGCTGTAAAATTCTTTCATGAACCTCAGCACTACCAACAAATGATTTTTCAGCTGTTGTACCTGTTTGCCCTAATATTAGTTTGCTTATCTCGCTATTACAACGCTCAATCATAGTGTCAAACACCATGTAAGCGTCCGAACTATTACTTTCAATCAATTCAATAACATCGCTTGTATCAAAACGCCCCCATGCAGCAACACCCATATTTTTCAGCATGTTATCCATGTTATCTGTTGTGCGCTTATCTCTACTTGACGTTTTACCTATGCGTATCGGGCTACCAAATATTTCTTGGTATTGCGCCCATGCACTCATGGCGTTCTTTTTCCAAATAACTAAAGGGGCTACTTTATTAAGCAGTCCTAAGTCTTTAGATTTTCCAACGCCTATACAAAATTCATTGTATGGAGCGTCTTTATAAGCAATACCAACGTTATCTACCCAGTTTTTTACAACTATTCCTAGTTCGGGCTTTACAAATTGTCTAGGTACTAAATTTACTTCATTAAATGAATCATTTAGTAAGCTATCAAATTGTATTAATGAATAACCCCAAAACATTGAATCTAAAGACAAATCAACAAAATCACGAAACCATTGTTTCTCTAATAATTCGCTCAATTGTTCATTTTCACTTTTATCTTTGTTTATTACACAAAAATTACGTGATAGCGTTAAATTTTTTCTTTGTTGCATACAAGCCGAAGCGTGAGCGTCCAAAACAACGTCATTATAAACCTGTAATAGTAAATACCTTTGTGGATTAATAGCGTTTTCAGCTGCCATTAATGCCTGTCTCCATTTGCCAATATCCTGGGATATACGATAAATTTGTGCCTGTATTTTAGAAATATGCTCTCTAGTATCTACCTCTTTAGGTAATACTTTAGATACGTTTTCTATTGAGGTAAACGGGATATGTATTCCAAATAAATTCATTAGTAATAATTAATAGGTGCTATACTGTTACCGTTGGCATTACCCCAGTTGATACTATTCCCCTGTTCTGGTAAAACAACTGGACAGTCCAAATATACGTCGCCTTTGCTAACGTGTTTTAACCAACCAATAGCACCACCTCTTTGTTGAGGTTCGTTGCCATCGTAACGTTCTTTGCGCAAATCAGGTACATTACGTGGATTAATACGACAATGTAAATTGTATAAAGTAATATCTAGTAAATTCTGCACTATTTCTTGATTACGATTATCTCCCAAAGTCCACTTAGTAGCATCGGTTGGATAAGTATTCGTTATAGTGTATTGTGTGCCAGCTAACCAATACGAACTATTTGTTGGTAGTATTCCTGTATTAGGCTGTAAGCAAGTGTATGTGTAATCGTTATACCAAACAACGTCACCAATAGCATAAGTATTATCTATGCTGTATTCGTTATTAGGCAATGTAACGTAATAGAGTAATTTATCGGCACATACAAGTGTCCATTCAGCCGCATTAAAAGCGTGTGCTACACTACCAGCAATTGAACTATAAATATTTGAATTATAAACTACTCTTTGTCCAGTTGTATAAACAGTACTAGCACTAAATGTACTTTCTGTATATTCGACTAAATTAGTTCCTTTGTAAGTAGCAGAAAGGCTAAATGTAGATAGGTTTTGGAATATACGATTAGTTTGATAGCGTTGCTTTAAATGCCCTATCATGGTAAGTTGTGCAGCTTGCTCAACATCCAACAATAGTGTATAATTTGCGCCAACTACTTGGTCTAAATTATCACTTTGTATCGCTCTATCATAGTCCTGTAATCTTAATAATCTAGCCATTAGACAAAAATAATTACAAAATGTAACTATTTATTAAATTGTTACATTTTATGCTTATCACTAACAAAGTTACCTCCAAACGCCCTACCATGTACAATGTCCCCAAATTGGTATCTATTAAATTCTTCACTAAAAGCCTCGCAAATGAAGTAATCTAACCCATCGCTAAAATGATGATACTTTTGACTAGTCACACCATTTTCATCTTTAGCAGTTTCTTTATGTTTAGTTCCATCGCTTGCTTCTTTACCAAACATCAAATCGTTTTTCATGTACGTACTTTTTTCGTAAATGTAAATGCTTAATCCGTCAAAAGAGCCATCAAAACAACTATTTATAAAGTCTCCACGTAGTTTAACTGGTGGGTGCGAGCGAGCTATTCTAAATGTTGGGTTAAATTTCTCTAATTCCTGTGCTATAATAGAAAATTCATTAAATCCCTTGTCCATTTTAGTGTCCTCTTTCTTACCGCTAGGGTCGCCATAAACAAATAAACCACCGTTGTGTGTATTGTAACGTCTAGTGAACTCCCAACAAGTGTCTTTAGTTCGGTTATTAGGAGTTTTCATGGCTATCTCATCAATTAGATAAGCAGACTGTCCGTTAATTTGCCACACAGAGCAACTCATGTAAGGGTTAATGTTAAAGTCAAAAGAAATATGCAAAGGCAAATCGCTGTCGTATGTCCAGTTGAGCGTGTTGCGTCCAACGTCGAATGATTTGTAAAATAAGCCACCGAATATACGATTACCCCAACTGCCATTGCAATACACCTGCCAGTAATAGGGGTTCTTTAGTTTTAAGTCCATCAGGAACGCTATAAACTCATTTGGTATCCACTTATTATCCTTGTATGTACTATGATGAACAGTGTAAGTTAAGTCAACCGTAGTTTCCTCATTTATCTTTAATTGAGTAACATCACTAAACGTTTCATCAATAGGTTTATTCTCAAAAAAACGTTTCCAAAACCAATGGTCTTGATAGTTACCTTCTACTTCGGGATTAATAGTAAATATCTCTTGTAAGTAATCAGCTTTAGTGGTACGTATGCCAGTCGTAATAGTAATAAAATCGTTTTCGGTTGGTACATCCTCTTCATACCACGCGCATGAAGGGTCTTTAATGGATTTTAGTTTTGTTGTATCGTCACACCCACGTGCTAAAAAAGAGTTACCATTTATACAATGTATTTCTAGCGGTTGTATCTTGAACTCAAATAAATCCTGTAGCCCTAAATCAAAAATAATATCTTTTAATGTTTGATACGAGCTATCTTTAATTGACCCGTAGGTATTTCTTATTAAAATGCACCTAAAATAGTTTTCGTTTAAACAACGATAAATAAGTTTCTTAGCCATTGTGTCGGACTTAGCCGAGCCACGCCCTCCCTTACAAATGATATAACGGTCTTTATTATCAATTAACGGAATAAAAGCGTCGTTAATTATTTCATTCCATTCGCACCACTCTACTTTATACATAAGTATGTATGAAGAACCCAAAACAATAAGCTACGCTATTGTCTTTTATATTCTGGTTTATTCCGTTATAAGAATCTCTTATCTCTCTTATCTCTTTGAATAACTCCCAAAACGTATCAACTTGAATATTTACAATAAAATCTATTTTACCTACTATTTTAGATAGTTCTTTAAAAGAATCAATAGTAATTTCGTGTTCTTTATTATCAATTTTTACTTTATACATAATTCATTTAATAAATTGCTTTGTTTCAATTTTACAAGTAGTGCAAACGCAATAAACTAAATCATTAAACATATAAGAGAAGGTAGTTCCCATCTTATGATAATGCTCGGTATTACATATTTTACAATAACTATACATCTCTTTTACTAGGTGGCACAACAGTTATAACCTTACCTTCAAATTTTGCGTCAATCGTTTGTTTTGCTTTGCCATGCGCTCTATCAATAATACTTTCCACTACTTCATACGCCCTATCTGATAAAATAGATTTTACTAATATCTTAACAAGTATTGGCTGCTCTGAATCTGCAAATAATTCCCTTAGTTTTTCCTCTGTTAAGTTAAGGAACTGTTCATATAAATTTTTTATATTTTCTGGACTTGCATTTTCAAATCCTTCTAATCTTAATTCATCGCAAACACTAGACACTAATTTTCTTTTACGACCAACTCCCTTTGGTTGGTTAGTCGATGAAAATCTAGTGTTAATACCGTCTTTATGTATATCTTGTCTACTCATAATTACCCGTTTTTAACCGAAATTTAATAGGGTAGTTATTAGCTACCCTATTAATTAACCCCTACGTTTTCTAGCAGCCTTTATAGCTTTGGCTTGTGTTGTGTTTTTTCCGTAAACCTTACCACTTTTAGAACGTACAGACCCTTTGCGACTTTTACCGCCGCCAAATCCACCTGATGCCATTGTTTTTTATTTTAATTGGTTAATAATTTACAAATATAATAAATAATATTAACTTTTTCTATCTCCTTTTTTCATAGGCGCTCGCATTTTAAATTTAGGTTTTTGAGGCTCTACATTTAAACTTTTAGCAAATGAATAACCGTCAACCATTGTATGTTCTATTATTCCAACGTTTTTGCTAAATTCCTCTTTATCCTCTTTAGTTGAAAAAACTAAAATTAGATAGTTTTCACAGTTTGTTTCTTGTTTAAATGTATCGTTTTTATCCCTTACTGATTTTATTTCTTCATTTAAAGCATTAACTATTTCTCCTTGCTCTAGTTCGGAATCGTCATCTTTTTCGCTTAATTCAAAGCTACCTAGTTCTAAATCATTTAATTCTAAAGATGGAAGTTCGTTACTAAACTGTAAAGTATTTTTTGTTGTTTTCATATCTAAATAATTCTAAATCAATTAATGGGAAGTATTCTTGTATTTTTTTATAGTCATTTGGATAGTCTTTTTTTAAGCCATGAAGGAAAGTATATCGTATTCCATCAAATGAACGGTTCCATGTGTTATAATCGGTACTAAAAGGTATTTTATTTTCTACAATAAAATTATAAACATCTTTAGCTGACCAGTTGTGTATAGGGTAAACTTTTTTAGAGTGTTCGTGAATTGAACCGTATTTTCTAAAAACCATACGTCTGTTAAAACTTTCATTTGCCCTAGCACCTACTACGTCATAGTAAGCATTTGTATCTCCAATATCTGCAAGGTAAATATCTATTAAGTCGTTAAAATCCATATTTATAAAGTTAGGCATCCACTTTATAGTATCGGGTGGCTGAAAATTTTGGTGACGTAGTGAGTCGTATAAAAGCGGATGAGGTAATTGTTTTATATTTATGTTTAAGTGTTTTTCGTACATTCTTATATTTTCGTTAACGAAATCCAAATCTGGAACGTGATAAAAAAACAAAGGAATGTATTCGATGTCTAAATTTCGGCAAACTATTGCACAGGCTAGTGAATCCTTTCCAGTACTAAAGCCTAGTGTTACTTTATTTTGCTCTTTAAGAAAATTCTGTATTTCTATATCTACTTTCATAATTTTAACACAATATAAACAATTAATTACAATAAATAAAAAAAATCCAATCATTTAATCTTACTCTTTGACAAATAGGCGCTATGTAAAGTATTTCGTATGTTTTCATTTTACTCTTGACTTACCACCCAAACAATGTATGCATTGCTTTAAACCCTCAACTAGCTTACCGTCAATAAAAACATGGTGTAAGCCTTCATAGTCGGTTCTTTTGCACTTATAGCAAGGTTGTTTTTGTTGTTTTTTCTTCACGCTACTAATTTAATATTTTTTTGATTTTCTCTAATTTCTCTAGTTTCCTTAAATTTACTCATATTTAAGTCCATTCGCGTTTTAAAAAAATAAATCAAATCGTTTGGTCCTTCTACAATGTAACTATCTGTAAAATCTTCATAAAAAATAATAGTTTTACCATTTGAGTGCATTACTTTGAAATCAGCTCTTAATTTTTTTAATAGTTTAATTTTCATAATTCTAACATTTTTATAATTTTTTTTAACGCTTTCGTAATCAGTTTAGGTTTAAGTTGAGGCGTTTGCGCTCCTAATCGCCACGCTTGATACTCTTTGATTATTTTAATTGCTTTTGATTTTTTCATAAATTTCTTTAAATTGTTCAAATGTATAAATTAAATAATACTCAAAGCCTAAATTTTGGACTACTTTCTGAAAATCTTTTTGATTATCACTTTGTACTCCTTTGCCTACTTTTAATTCAAAGAACACGCATTTACCATTTGGAAACAAAGCTATTAAGTCTGACACGCCCGAACGCAAACCAGTTGATTTTAATGTCATTGCCTCTAATTTGTTACGTTTACCACCATTTGGTACACTAAATATGCTTAGGCGAGGTTTATGTGTCTTTAAGCAATAATTATTATTGGCGAACTTGAAGCATTGGGCTTGTAAGTTGTTTTCGTTTTTCATCAATTGAATTTATTATAAAGTTTTTATGCCAGTTATTATTTTGTTTTTTGTATTCCTTACACCACAAGTCAAGCTCTGTTAAAGCTACGTTTTTGCAATAATCATCTGTAACTATTGATTTATGTTTATTTTGGTAGTTTACAATGTGTTCGGCTATCTTGTGAAGAACGGCGTATTCTTTCCAGTTTCTGTCTTGAGCTATCTTAAATAACCCTCTCGTTGGAATTTTTATAGGATTATTTTTTGTTAAAAGATATAATTGCTGTTCTTGTTCCTCTTTCTCTTGTTTCTTTTTTTCTTCTACAAAATCATGACCGCAATTCTCACATACAACTTTTCTTGTATGTTGTATAAATGAACATTCAGGGCATTCTTTAGAAGGAGCCGTTCCTTTACCGTCGCTTACAGATTTTCCATATTGAAACATGAAATCCCAGTCGTACTCACCGTCATAAAAACCAAACCTATCGGTATTTTTACCTAAGTCGATTATAGTAAAATCTTTTTTATTTTCAAAAGTTCTCGAGCCACGCCCTATCATTTGAAGATATAATGCAAGTGACTTTGTCGCCCTATTTAAAAAAATAGTTTGAATACTTGGTTCATCAAAACCAGTTGTTAATACGCCAACGTTACAAAGAATGGCGTCGCTTTCATTTTTAAATTTATTTAATATTTCTTTTCTTAAATTACTAGGTGTTTCCCCGTCAATAGCGTAAACATTATAGCCTCCAATTTTGAATGCTGTATAAACAGTGTTGTTGTGGTTTATATTAACGTTAAAAATCAAAGCCTTTTTATCTAAAGAATATTTTTGATATGCTTTTATAACATTTAAAACCATTTGTTCGGACGAATAGAAATCATCTAATTGTTTAGTGTCAAAATCGCCACCTGTTGTTTTAAATTTTTGAACGCCAACAACATCCGACGCAACGCCATAGGCATTTGCATTAAGCAAGTATCCGTTTTCGATTAGAGTTGATATATCAGTCGGCATAACCATTTTTTGATATAACTTTGAAAGAGGCGGTGCTGCTATTGGAGTAGCTGTTACTCCTAATATTTTAGTATTAGGCTCTATAAAATAAGGTAATTTTTTAAAGTTACCGATATGACACTCATCAATTATAATTAAACCAAAACTAGGTAATTTTTTTATTCTACGATTAACCGTTTCAACCATTCCGACATAGTAATCATAATTATCGGGAATAATTTTAACTCCGTCCGAAATTGAAAAACAACGCTCGCCTAAAGATTTTTTTGCTTGTTCTAAAAGTTCCGTCCTATGTGCTAATATTAAAACTTTTTTAACTTCGCTTGTAAAAAATCTTTTTGCTATTTCGCAAAAAGTGTATGTTTTACCAGCACCGGTTGGCAGTTGCAATAATATATTTTTTTCTTTACAGTTTTCAATGTCTTGAATTGCCTGTAATTGGTAGTCTCTTAAATGTGAATTATACATATTTTAAAATGTTGTTTCTTCAAAATTAATAACCTCTACATTTGAAACTATATTTTTAGATAATGTAAACCAACGCTGCCCATTACTATTACCTTCTGTGTAATTTAATTTATTAAAATCTGAATACTTTTTAACCCACTTCATAAATGTTCTATTTGTGACAAATTTCTTAGCATCGGGATATTCGTTGTAAAACTCTTGCAACGCTTCATTTTTTCCTATTCGTATGTCGTTTTTAATTGAATTATCAGTAATTGAAAATTCATAAAATTCCTGTGAAGTTTCATTAATATATTTACGAAGCTCTAAATTATTTGTTTTTGAAGCAACCAAACCATTTGCTAAATAGTATTGCAGGCAATTAATCATAAATTTATCAAACCTATTCCACTCATTAGCAGTCCACTCATCATAAAGTAAGTTACCAAACTGGTCAAGTGGTGTATGGTGTACGCCAAAAAAATCAGACATTTCAATTTCAAAAATTCTTCGCTTAAAAGAACCGCCATCACTTTTTATTGTATAGTTTGTGCTTATAACTATTTTAGGGCTATCCTGCACTGGTATCTTTATAGCATCCTTGCCTTTATATTCAATAGTTATCCCCTCTGTTATAACAGAGAATAATCGCTCAAAATCAAAGTTTTTTCTAACATCATCAAACGCTAACACTTGAGTGTCGGTATTAACCGTTTGAAAAGCAAATGATTTATTGAAGTCAAAAGTTTTTCCGTCAATAGTTGAGGTTTTCTTCATGTGTCCAATACCATTAATAATAATACCCTTACCACTTCCACCATTAGGAGTATCGCTTATAGTCTCATCATTAAATATAATAGCCTTGTTATTACTTGCTGTCTTATGCGAATGAAGTAAGTAGCCTATTACAGATTTCATGGTGTTGTATTTTTCCCTACTCTGTCCGCTTGCATACCAAATGAAACTGCGAAATTGGCTATCATGGTGGTCAACGTCAACGTATTCCCTATTTATAACTTGTGACTTCCAAACAAAAGAGCTCATGCTTTCGTAATCAATTTTTTCAATAGAATTTTTTGTAATTTTTAATGCTAAATTAGAGTAGTAAATCATAGCAAAATCGTTACTATCTTTATCCATTGATATTTCAGCCGTATCAACCATTGAAAGATACTTTGATGAAAATAACGCTAGGTTGTCCGCTGCGACGTCAAACGCATCTAATTGATTATTTATAACTAGGTTATTTAAAATTTCATCTTTTATTTGAAATTCTGTGATAATATCAATGAATTTATTTTCTTTTTTTACAAAAATAAAAGTCTTTGTTTTTTCGCTAGGGTAGTATTTTCTATAATTTAAACTTTCTAAATATAATTTAAAACGATATGCGGAAATTTCAATTTTACCTTTATCATTAAAAGTCCAAAACTCATCAAATTTTATATTGTTTTTTATTAATTGAATTTCATTTTTAAGTTTTTCGGAATCAATTTCTTTAAACTTATCAAGTACCTCTTTCTCTTTTTTACCACTTAAAACAATATTTTCAATTTGCTTTCTTTTTACTTTATCCTCAAATTGCTTGCTGCCAAAATTAGCTGAATTTTTATAAGCTGAATTTATCAGCTGTTGAATTTCATTTTGTGTAAAATCTTTTTCTGCAAATGAAAATAAATAACGTTCACAAATCATTTTATCTATTCCAAAATCATTGAAAGCAATCGCCAACTTAAATAAACTAGAATTACGAGCCGAACTATCAAATTTTGATTTAAACCACTTTATTAATCTATTTGCTATCTCATCATTATCAATTAATGGAATGTTAGTAACTGTTCCTAAATTTAGGACCTCAACTGCACTCTCATTATACGTTGGAATAAATTTATCAGAATCTAAATTTATGTAAATATCTGGGTCGTAACTTTCAAAACACAAGCGGCTAATATCAGAGCCACTATCATCAATTGTTGGGAATATTTCCTTTAATTGTTTGAAAATATTTTTATAATCATTATCATTTTCAATAATTGGTATTTTAATTAATGCTTTTATACCATTACCACTTGGGCTTATCCACGCTGAAAAGATTAAATCATTTGACTTTAATTTTTCTTTAAAATCAACAACGTTATCTAATTTATCAAAATCTAATATAGCAAGTCCACTACCTTGTTTTAATTTATCTTTTTTTCTTACATGAAATGTACCGCAAAAAGTAACTGCCGTTAAAGAACCTTTTATAATTTTCTTTTTTTCAGGGTCTATTTCAGCCCTTAACTCTTTTATAATTTTCTCAAACTTTCCATCTTGTATTCTATCTAAATAGTACGCTACATCTTTTGGTCGCTCATCAGGGCTTACAGACGTTTTATTCTTAAAAAAATTTACTTTCATGTTATAAAATAAAAAAGCTCCTATAAATCCAACGGGTCGAAGCGTTTTCATTATAAGAGCCTATTTAAGTTTCTTTGTGCCACCATTTGTTTCGACCGTAACACTTTGCAAATATAATAAATATTTTAATACAAAATACAAAGCATGAAAAATAAATATTAAAATAAATTATCGTTGCGGTTAAAAGCTAGTGATACCAACGATTTAAATAAAATAGTACGATAAAACCGAAAAAAATCTAAAAATAAAAATATTTTTTTTTAAATGTGTGTTGTGTGTAGTAAATTAATGTTTTTTACACAAACACAATGCAATATACATATAGCAGCTGTAATAGGTGCTTTTTCTGGTACTATCGTACTTTTGATAACTTATTGATTATTAAATATTTAACAAAATATAGGCTAAAAACTACCGTACTTTTTATTTAGAATCATTCTAAATATTAAAATAATTGAAAATAAATTTTTTTATTAAGAAAAAAGTATATACCTTTACATCGTGGCAACGTCGCCACAATAAAAACTTATCAAAATGAAAACTTTATTCTTACAACAAAAAAAATCAGGAAATTACACAATAGCTACTTACTTAGATGCTAATTGGAAACTAATAGCAACTTGCAATTCGCCTAAAGAATTGAAATTAGCAGTTAACGCATTAGGTTATGCAACTGTAATAAAGTCGGAATATTCAAAATCACAATTAACAACTAAAGCGGCACTGTATAATGAAAAAGATGCTTTAAAAGCATTTGATTTTAGCGCCAATAAAGAAAATTTAATAAAACATTTTTAACAACCTTCCTTGTTTCCTTGATAAGTTCAAGGCAAGCGGGCTAGCCCACCGTGACGGGCTTACTTAAAACATGAAAGGAATATACACTAAAATGCCAGCCACAACCGACATGGCTGAATTAAAAAAAAGATTGAAAGAGGTTAAGAAAAAAACTGGAAAAACGGCTAACAAAAATATTGTAGAATTTATTTTAAAATTATCAAAATTATGATAGAAACAATTGGGGACTTAACACAGGCACAAAAAATCAAAGTGAAGTTAGACACTATTCAATTCTACGAAGATAGACTAACAGAGTCCGATAAAAGTGGTTACGATGACTTTAATAGAATGATGGAGCTAACAAAAGAATTTTTAACAATTAAAAAATAAATAGTATGAGCACAAACGAAAAAATAAGCAATTTAATTAAAATTTATAGGCAAAATATTTCAGACAATAAAAAATCTGTTGAGCATTGGAAAGATAAATGTTCTTTTACCGCGTTAAAATTTAAACATGAATCTGAAATATTAACGACTATTATAGAGGAGCTAAGTGAAGTGTTAAAGAAAAAATCAGAAAAATGAAACAAATAATAATATCTAAAATAGATGATAATAATTTTTTAGTTGAGTTAGAAAATGTAATTGCACAGCCTTTTTTAGAGTGCGATAAAAAAGAAATGGTTTTTTTTATATTAAGTAATATTAAAAAATTACAAGTACCAGAGGAGTTAAGAATGTTTAATCCAATAGATTTAGCGCATAAAATTTTAAAAAACAAACAGGCAAAAGAATTAGAGTTAATCAATAAAAAGAAAAATCCACAAATAAAACTAATATGAAAAAAGAAGAAAAAGAAGCAATGGTAGTAGTCACAATAGTATTAACATTTATAGTTTTAATTTTATGCAGCTTATAGAAAACGAAACACACGAAGTAGTAGATAGCTACAATGCAGCTAAATCATGGCGTAATACATTTGCCTTTACAAGTGTGTTGTTTATCTTAATTTTGATTTATCAATGTGGTGAGGTCGCTAAGATAAAGAATATAGCAGAAAATAAAGCAGCAATGGATGCGGCGACTGTTGAAAATTATAAACAATTATTAATTAATATAAAATAAAAAACAAAATGGAAAATCAAACACAAAAAGACAATTACTTAGGCACAGGATGGGAAAATCAATATGGTATTAACGTGTCCTTGAACCTAGAAAAATTAAAAGCGTTGCCAGTTGATAATTACGGTAACATTAAGGTGTACGTAGGTAAGCGCAAAGAAGTAGACGCTAAGAGTAAGGCTACGCATTGGGTAAAAGAAAGTAAACCGTTTGAAAAGAAACAAGATAATTTTTAACAGTTTACACAATCAAAGAACAAAATTTAATATTAACCGAGAAACCCGCCATATTGCCTATGTGCTGTTATAGGTAGGGCTTCTCACAAACTTAAATAGAATGGGAGATATAGCAGAACAATTAATTGATGAAGAAATGTTTGGAAGTAGTGAAAGATACTACACCCCAAAAGGTTATTACAAAAGAACGCCAGCCGAAAAGAAGATTGCATCAATAAGAAAGGAAATTGCAATTAATATAAAAAACGGAATGGGAGTTGAAGAAGCAAGAAAGAGTGCAAACTTGAAATATGGTAAAGGTTGGCGTGAACGTGGTTTGGTTTCAAATTCAGATGACCAATGGGCTTCGGAGGATTTACAGCCTTACCTATAACGGCCCCAGCAGCTTTGCGTTCGTGCTGCATTTTGAAAACGAACGCTTCACTTTAACA